GCGCCGTGCATCATACCGGGGTAATCAGAAAGAAATCCACCTCTCCTCAAGTGACGAATCTCACGCCACTTGCCCTTAGCTCCCTTCAGAAATGCTGTTGAATTGATTTCGGCGACATTTTCTGAGCGAATAGTCTTCAGATCGTTTAACTTGTACCCGCTAGGGTATGAAGACGCTTCGAGGTAAACGTTTGCCGAGACGAGCGTGTCGTCTCCGTTTACTAGGATAGTCCCTTCTCTCCCGCCAAGCGCCCACGAAGCGGCGAGATACGAGTGAAGGGACAACAAAGGGAAAGAGAGGTAGCTCCCCATCATCTGCCCATGCGATACTTCCTTCTCCTCTCCGTCGCAATCAATAAGCGGCCGGAGTGACTGGAAAGCCCTGAGGCAAACCGGTCCTGGAATCTTCTGAGACTTACGAAGTAAAGTCCCAAGTATCGCCTCTGTCACATCTAAGGACAGGTTGTCTGTGGCGCTCACCAGATCTACCGAGGTCTGGCAAGGGTAAACACAGGCAGATGATATTTTCTTCTCCGTCGGAGGTCCGACAAGACGCCATGGAAGCTTCATCAAGCGCGATTCAATCGTCTTGTGAAGAGGCGCTAGTATTTCGACACTTTCATCATAGATTACTAGTGGTCTACTTTTGCCAGCGCTCATGACCGCCTTGTACCGGGCACGGACTGGTTCATCGATAGGAATTGATTTACCAGTAAGGCACTGCCGACGGAAAGATCTCCCCTTGCCAGCAAAGAACAAATCGGCGCGCGGCGCGTTCATTCGTGCTGTCGGGTTGGGACAATGACGCCAAACAAAATCGTCATAGTTCCTATCCCAACCGAAAGGGAAGATCTTCGAAACTTCCTTTCTAACAAAAGAAAGGTAGTCCGGAGAAGAGGGGGGGGGTATGGAGAAAGCGTTCGCCTCCCAAGACGAACGCTCGGAGTTAGCGCAAGAAAGGCAACCTGCAGGCAGGTTGCGCTTAATAGACGAGACGGAATGGGCTAATTCCCATCTCTCATGCTTGCGCAAGCGTTGCAAAGTCGAAAGCCCATCAATTGATGGCCTTTGGCGTCGGGGAAACTTGACGCTGGGCCTCTTACGGCCTTGCAACAGGAGGAAAGAGAGGAACCTTGATAGTTCTTCTGGTCTGAGATCCGGTAACTCAACGTATGGAAGTCCATACTTGATCCGAATTAGTCTCAGACCATTAGAAATGGTCTCTCTTGTGTCGAGGCTCGCGCGTAGGCACGATCGACACGTTTTAGCTTCTGAACCAGTGTTGGGTTTAACAGAAGCAGCGGTGCACTTTCGTTTAGAA